CGAGGGAGCGGCGGCGGCAGCCGGCGCGGGCTTGGGATGGACGGCAGCGCCCGCGGGCTGAGTCGCGGAGGCACCCGCTGCGCTGCTGCCGGTGTTTTGCTCCACCGCCGGCTGGGAGTCGTGCATTGCGTTGCCACGCGCGGCGAGCCAGTACCACAGTTCGCCGCCGCCTTTCTTCTTGCTCTTCTTCTCGCACTCAAGCAGGGCCTCGGTGCGCATCCGGTTCAGCTCGGTCATTACGCGGCTGGGGTAGGCCGCCTCGCTGCTCGCGGCGATGATCTGCGCCGCGGTCGCCTCGTCCCGCCCCTGCAGGAAGGTGATGATCTGCTCGCGCAAGGGGCGCGTAGTGACGGGAGTAGTCGTGCTCATTTGGCAGGCCTCATGGAATGAAAAGGGGCGTCGTAGGCGTAGGCGCACAGCCCGGAGTCGAACACCGCGTCGGCCACATCGTTGTCGTCGATCGAGGGGTCGAGCGCGCGCAGCTCGGCGGTCAACACCTCCAGCCGCGCCGCCTGGCCGGCGGTCAGCATCACCGTCACCGGAATGCGGTCTTCCGGCCCGCCCGCGCCGTCGGGGAAGGGGTTCATGTCCATGTCCGCGCTCACAGCAGCACCCGCTTGGCCTGGCGCTCGATGTCGGCGCGGATTTCGTCGGCGCTGATCAGCGGCAGGGGGGGGCACCGCGGCGCGCGCGCGCAGGCGATTCACATGCGCGCGCTGCTCGGCGATCGCCACCGGCGCGCGCGCCTCCATGTATTCGAGGTCCGCTTCGGCCGCCTGCAGGCGCAGGCGGCGCGCGAGGCGGACGATGGGGCTGATGGGGTTTTTCATGCTTCGATCTCCTCGGGGACGATCGGGGTTTCCATCCAGCACAGCGTCAGCATCCAGCGCGCCTCCGGGTGTTCGAACAAGGTGCTGCCCTGCGGGCTGCCAAACGACCGCAGTGCCGACAGCGCGGCGCGCACGGCCGGCTCGTCGACCGCCATTGCCTCGGCGTGCACGAGCACGTCGTTCGACAGCCGGCCACGCCCGTCCGGCGCCGGCCTGCGCTCCGTGTGCATCAGCGTCACGCCGGTCAGGGTGATCGGCGCGCCGGCCAGCGCTTGGGCGATCGCGTCCAGCTCGTCGTAGCGGTGGGCGAGCGCCTCGCGCTCGAGGGCGTGATTCATTTGCATTGTCCGCACGGCCAGGGTGTGGATCAGGGTGGGGGCTTGCATGACAATCTCCTCAGCAAGTGCCAACGGAATAGGGCGGCGGCTCCTCGCTACAATGGGTGTGTCCCGCACGGACAACCCATCAACCGCACGAACAAGGAACCGCCATGGAAATCGATCCGGACCACGTCCGCACTCAGGTGCCGCCGAAGCCTGCCCCGGTGCAGCCGTCGCCACCGAAATGAAAGGAGCTTGAACATGGAAGCCAACCGCGACGCCGCGCTCTTCAACATCCGCTACGCCGTGCGCGTGCTCGAACGGCATTGCCGCCTGTGGCGGCGCATCGACGGCGCGGTGCGGTTGGCCGCCCTGCTGGCCGGCTCGGCCGCCATTGGCGCGCTCGGCGCGCAGCATGCCGGCCTGTCGCTGGCCTGCGGGCTGGTGTTCGCCCTGTTCCAGGCGGTCGAATTCGCCTTGCGCCCCGCCGACGTCGCCGCGCGCGCCCTGGCGCAGCGCAAGCAGTACGCCGCGCTGTTCGCGCGCGCCCGCCATCTCGACGAAGCCGCGCTCGTCGGCGCCTATGACGACCTGGTCGCTGCCGACGAGGTCATCGTCACCGAGTCGCTTCGCCGCCTGGCCTACAACGACGTGGTGCGCGAGCGCGGGCTCGACGAGTCCGCCTGCTACGCCGAAACCGATCGGCTGCGGCTGATGTCGCTGGTCGCCTGATCGGCAAACGCGCGCCCGCACAAAGCCGCCTCGTGCGGCTTTTTTGGGGGCGGTGGGTGCAGACGTTTGCATGGCGGGCTCCGTAGGCAGTGAGTGCGAACGAAGATTAGCACGCCGCTAAAATCACACGCAATAGCAACGTGCTAAATATTTTGAGTTGTGCAGGAGCATTGCTTTCTCGCCATGTATTGCTAAGATGCAATACATGAAAGCGAAGCCGCTCACCCGCAGAACAGAACGCCGCGATGACGGCAGCGCGATCCATCTGGTCATCTGGGAGCTGGAAGCGCCGTTGGCGCCCTGCCAGCATCCGTACAAGTACCGGCTGGCCTATGTGGTGGATGGGGTGTGCGTGGTGCGCTACGACAACGAGCGCGGCAAGGGCGACCACCGTCACGTGGGCGCGGTCGAGCAAGCCTATGTGTTCAGCACGCCGCGCCAGTTGGTGGCCGATTTCATGACCGATGTGAAGGAGTGGAAGCGATGAAAGCCATCATTGAAGTGGCCGCCCCGAACAGCATCTTCGATGCCGCGCTGGCCGACCTGGCGGCCGGGGGCGATGCCGATTACCACCTGGCCTTCGAGTCGGCGCGCGCCTTGTTCGCCGAGGTCACGCCGGCGCGCCTCGACCTGCTCGGGGTGTTGCGGCGGGTGGGCCCCTGCTCGGTGTATGCGCTCGCCAAGGCGGCCGGGCGCAACTACTCGAACGTGCATACCGACGTGGCCAAGCTCGCCGAGCTCAACCTCATCGACCGCACCGACGACGACGCGGTGTGCGTGCCGTTCGAAGAGGTCGAGATCCGCCTCGCCCTGGCGCAGGCGGCCTGAGTGCAATGAACGAACTTCAGGAAAGGCGCCGAACAGCGTTCTGGCCTGCGTTCTGGAGCGCTTTTGCGGCGCCGGGGCTGCTGTTTGCTGCCGACCCGCCACGCATCACGCGTGTCGAAACCAAGCCGAAAACCAGTGCACGCGATGCTCTGCGCAATGACTGGACCCGCATCGGCAAGGATTTCGGCAATGTCATCGCCAGCGAAGAAGCAGCAAGCAAGCCCTAAGCCACGCCTACTCGGCCATCTCGAGCAGCGCGGCGGCGCCTTCCTCGGCGCTGGTCACGGGTTTCAGGCGGATGTTCACGTCGTCGGCCTCGCGCTCGATCTCGCGCTGGTTGCGCAGCGCGGAGGCCCGCTGCTTGTCGCCCAGCACGGGGTCGTTGGCGCGCGGCACGGCCAGCAGCAGCGCCGCGTGGGGGCGCCGCGCCGCTTCCTGCGCGCGGGCTAGCTCCCACAGCCGGGCGCGCGCATCGCGCAGGCTCGAGGGCTGCTGCACTGGCCGCAGCACCCCGAAATGGATCACCGCGCGGTCGTTGAGAAAGCCGAAGCGCACCGGCTCGCCGTCGGGGTAGAACTTGGCGCGGCGGTTGAACCCGGCCGACAGGTCCGGGCGCCGGGCCACCACGCGCTCGCGCACGTCGATGGTCCAGTGGCGCACCTGCTCGTCCTGGCTGGGCGCATCGGTGTCGTCCTGCTCATCCACCAGGTCGATGTTTGCCAGGCTGGAGAACATCGTTGCGGCGGTGCGCAACGCGTCGTCCACGCTCTCGGGCTCGGTGTGGCGCGCGCGCAGGCAGGTCAGCCCCATGCTGGCTTCGCCCTCCAGGGCGGCCAGGCCGCGGTGCTCGGCCACGGTGCGCAGGTCGTCGAGGCCGAACTCGATCAGCGCCTGCGGCCGCCCAAGCGCCTTGCCGTACAGCGCCTGCAGCGCGTCGTCGCGGATGATGCGGTGCGCGCTGATCTGCCCCGCAAAGCACACCACCACGCCCACCATGAGCCGTTCGCCGGTGCCCGCCACGGGCTCCCAGAACACCGGCACCCAGCCGTCTTTTACGGGCTGAGCAAGTCCTGTTGCGGCTTCGGAAAGCATGCGATCACCCTGTTGGCTAAGTTCGGCAGGCGCTCGGCAACGAACTGCTCGAACGCCTCTCGGCATTCTAGCCAAGTTTCGGGGAGCTGCTCGGCGGCGTCGGCGATCGCCTCGTGCGCCAGGGTAAAGCACGCCGCCACCGCGGCGCGCTCGATGCGCTCGGCGGCGCCCGCCGCCAGCATCAGCCCGGCCAGCTTGTTGATGCCCTTGGCCGCCGGGTCCAGTGCTGCGGCGTGGTCGATGTAGCTGCGCGATTCGCCGTCCCACAGGATGTTGCCCAGGTTGCGGTCGTGGTTGCCCAGTGCCTCGTCGGCGGCGATCACCAGCGGGGTTTCTTCCCACTCGCGCACCACCCGCGCGGCGGCCAGGGCGCGCGCGGCGCGTTCGGGCGCGGGCAGCGTTGCGGCAATGCCGAACCGGCGCTTGATGCTGGGGTAGTGCGTGTCCAGGCTGGCAAAGAGCAGCGCGTCGCCGTCGCGCACCAGGGCGGCCGGTGGGGTGGGAATGCCCCAGCGCTCGAGCAACTGCGCGCAAAAGCACTCCACCGCCAGTTCGCGCGGCGGCAGCCGCTTGACGATGGCCTGCACGCTGCGCCCGTCGTCCAGGCGGATCTTGGCGCGCATCGGCGGGGGCTGGGTGGCGCCGTCGTCGAGCGGCGTCTCGGTGTCCGGGATCAGGCGGCCGCGCAGCATCAGTGTTTTTCCGGAGAGCTGGAGATTAGCGTGAGGATCGCCTGCCGCACGTGCTCGGGCAGCTCGTGGGTGGTGATGCCCTCGGTCACGCTGGCAAGGAACTGCTGATCGGCGGGGGGAAGGTCAGGGGCGTTTTCATGGTCAAGATAGCCCGGCGACAGGCCAAGACGGTCCTCGATCTTAGTGGCGACTTCATCGCCGATCCCCCGTGTGCCGCTGAGAAGCTGGCTCACGTAGGAAGCAGAAAAGCCCTCACCAAGCGCCTCGGACATCGCTGCCGCGGTCTTGTACTGGCTGCGAAGACGTTGGAAAGCAGCCCTTCGCCGCTGCTGTCTCATCAAAGTTCGGTCCATGCCGAACGATAGCAATGCGCTAATTTTGGTGCGATTAGCTTCGTGCTGTTGTTTCATGGTTAGCTCGGTGCTAAAGTTCTGCGCATGAGACTCAAGGACTACACCAAGGCGCACGGCCTGAAGGCGCTGGCGGGCAAGGTCGGCACGTCATCGGCCTACCTCAGCCAGATCGCACATGGCCACCGCGCGTGCTCCGAGCCCCTGGCGCTCGCCATCGAACGCGAGACTGCCGGCGCCGTCACCGTGGCCGACCTGCGCCCCCAGTTTGCCGCGCTCCTCGATGCGTGCGGCTATAGAAAGGGCGGCGAGCCGGCCGCCGAACACCACGAGGCTGCCTGACATGAAAATGCAAAACAATTCGGAACGCGCGCTCGACAGGATCGTTCGGACCATCGAGCGCGCGACGGAACGGGTTATGCAATCCCGGCTTTTGCCTTCAGAAGATCGAAATACGCATTCGCAACGTGATCTCGAGACCGAGTCACGCGCGTGTTCGTCCCCGTGCTCGCGTCTTCTTGAGCCTGTTCCTCCATGTCCGTCAAGAGCTGCGCTGCCGCCTGAGCAGCTTCGTACTGACCCAGCGACGAGATGACGGCCGTGAGCACTGACGACAGGGCGAGAAGCTGGCCCTGCATGGATTCAATTTCTTCGTTCATGGCTTCCCCTTTGCAAAGGATGGGTTGGTGGAACTTCGCATCCTACCTGCATCGGGGAAGCCGTTCCCGCGGGCGCCCGACCACGATGCAGTGGGAAGCAGGCAACGCCCTGATCCCGCTCCACGCCCAACGCGCCGCCCCTGCGCTCACTCCCGACCACCACGACGCCGCATGACGCGGCACCACCACTGAGGAGCAATCGCATGTCCACCACCATCGTGATCCATGGTCCGCAAGGCTGCGCAACGAAGATTCCGGCGTGGGACGGGGTCCCGCGCGTCAGTGGGTGGATCGCTTTCGCAATGCCGTCTCGGCTTCTGCGGCCGCAAGCGCGTGCGTGGCTAGCTGCGTTGCCAGGGGCGGCCACTTCGGCAGCTTTTCGGAGGCCTTGATCTGGCTCCGCAGGTCGGCCGCGAACTTCTCGGGGTCGATCTGGTGCGCCAGCGCGGCAACCACGGCGCCCATGGCTGCGCCGGTCGATTCGATGAGTTCCGCGATGATTTGCTTCAGCAGTTCTTCGTTCATGGTGCGCTCCTGTGGTGATGAACGTGTGGTGTGAGAACTCGCATTCTATCCGCATGGGGCGTGCCTCCCGTTTTGCTGGACTCCCTCAGCCGTTTCGGCTGTTCGCGCCGCGCTGCGGCCGGCGCGTTTTTTCTTCGGTTCCATCGTCCGTCCGCGGGGGCGGCGGTGGCAGTGTTGATTTGATGAGGTGATCCCCGATGGCCGCCCATGCCGAGCGTCTCAAGCTCAACCACGCGCCGTTCATGCGCACACTGCACGGCGAAATCCGCCGCCACCCGGGCGGCTATGCCGAGATCGCCCGCGAGCTGGGGCGGCCGGCGCAGACGCTGATCAACATGTTCGCGCCGCTCGATACCGATACGGCGCCGCCGGCCGATCTGCTGCTCGATGTGATGGCGATCGTGCGCGCCCGCGGCGCGCTCGGCCTGCTGGCCGGCGAGATCGGCTGCGGCTTGCACGATGAGCGCCCCATGGCGCTCGAAGCCGACGCGGCGGGCTGGCGGCGGGTGGTGGTCGAGATGGGCGAGGCGCTGGTGGTGGGGGGGCGTGCGCTCGACGACGGGCGCTTCGACGCGGCCGAACGGGTGCAGCTCGCCAAGGAGCTGGATGACGTGATCCGCACCGCGCAGGCCTTGCGCCAGCAGCTGCTGCGCTGAGGGGCCGATGTCGAAAGCGCAGATCGATTTTCGCGGCCTGGCCGCGGCGGCGCTGCAGCGCGCCGAGATGCTGGTCCCGCTGTGGTTGCCCGACGGCGAGAAGGCGGGGCACGAGTGGAAGGCGCTGAACCCGACGCGGGCGGACGCCGGCAAGGGGTCGTTCTCGATCAACCTGGCGACCGGGGCGTGGGCGGATTTCGCGACCGGGGACAAGGGCGGCGACTTGGTGTCGCTGTGCGCCTATGTGTTCCACGATGGCGACCAGGGGGCCGCGGCGCGCGAGCTGGCCGAGCAGTTGAGCATGCCCGAGGCGGTGCCGGCGGTGAAGGGCAAGAAGGCCGCGGCGCAGCGACGTGCGCCGCCGCTGCCGGCCGATGCGCAACCACCCAAGGCCAAGGCGGCGCCGGTGGCGTGGGTGCCGGTGTTGCCCGTTCCAGCCGATGCGCCGCCGGCGCCGGCGGCTCACGAGTTCCGCGGGGTGCCGGCGGCACGCTGGGCTTACCTGGATGCGGCCGGGGCGTTGCTGGGCTATGTGTGCCGGTTCGTGACGTCGGACGGCGGGAAGGACGTGATCCCGCTGACGTTCTGTCGCCATCCGGTCACGGGGGCCATGGCGTGGCGCTGGCAGCAGTGGGCGGAGCCACGGCCCTTGTACGGGCTCGATCGCCTGGCTGGGCGGCCGGATGCGCCCGTGCTGGTGGTGGAGGGCGAGAAGTGCGCGGACGCGCCGCTGGCCCTGCTGCCCGAGCTCGTGCCGGTGTCGTGGTCCGGCGGTGGCAAGGCGGTGTTCAAGGCCGACTGGTCGCCGCTGGCCGGGCGCACGGTGATCCTCTGGCCGGATTGCGATGCGCAGCGCGAGAATCTGAGCAAGGTCGAGAAGGCGGCCGGCGTGGATCCGGCGTCGAAGCCGCTGTTGCCCGAGCCCAAGCAGCCGGGCGTGAAGGCGGCGGAGGAGATTGCGGCGATCCTGCTCGCGCTGGATCCGCCGGCGCGCGTGCGGGTGGTGGTGATCCCGCCGCCGGGCGACAAGCCGGGTGGCTGGGACATCGCGGATGCGATCGAGGAGGGCGCGTCTGCGGACGAGCTCAAGGCGATCCTGCGCCGCCGGCGCCATGCGCAGGCGGAGCTCGATGCCGCCGCCCGTGCCGGCGCGGAAACGCCTGGCGCCGACGAAAACGCTGGCGCGGCAGACCCTGCAGCCCCGCAGCGGGCGAAGTGGTCGGCGGGCATGATCCAGGGCAAGAACGGCTGGGAGGAGTGCCGCGAGAACGTGTTCATGCTGCTGACCCAGCATCCCGAGTGGAGCGGGGTGGTGGCGTGGGACGATTTTGCGCGGCGCGTGGTCAAGCGCCGGCGCACGCCCACCGGGGGCGATCCGGGCGAGTGGTCGCCCGAAGATGACTCGGAGCTGGGCCTGTGGATGGCCCAGCGCTACGGTTTCCTGGTGAAGAGCGAGGCGGCGCTCACCGGCGGCGTGCAGATGGCGGCGAACCGCAACAAGTTCCATCCGGTGCGCGAGTGGCTGCAGGCGCTGCCGCAGTGGGATGGCGAGCGGCGCAGCACGGTGTGGTTGCAGCGGTGCATGGGCGCGAAGGCGGGCTCTCGGGAGTACCTGGAGATCATCGGCCGGCTGTTCCTGGTCGGCATGGTGGCGCGGGTGATGCGCCCGGGCTGCAAGTGGGACTACATGCCGGTGTTCGAGGGGCCGCAGGGCAAGGGCAAGTCGACCGCGCTGCGGGTGCTCGGCGGGGAGTGGTTCGCCGATACGCCGCTGCCCCTCGGCGACAAGGACGCGTACATGCAGCTCGATGGCGTGTGGCTGTACGAGATCGGCGAGATGGACTCGTTCAACCGCAGCGAGACGACGGTGGTGAAGGCGTTCGTGACGACACAGTCCGACCGCTACCGCGAACCCTACGCCCGCCGCATCATCACCCGCCTGCGCCAGGTGGGCTTCGCGGGCACGACCAACCAGGGTGAATACTTCAAGGACACGACGGGAAACCGCCGCTTCTGGCCGGTGCATTGCCACGGGCTGATCGACCTCGAGCTGTTGGCGCAGTGGCGCGAGCAGCTCTTCGCCGAGGCCCTGGCGATGTACAACGCCGGCGCGATCTGGCGCCCGACCCGCGAGGAGGAGGCGACGTACATCCGCCCCGAGCAGGAGGCGCGCGAGATCGTCGATCCGTGGATGCCGAAGCTCGAGATGGAGCTCTACGGCATCGAGGGCAAGCTGCACCTGATCAACGAGGTGACGGGCTACGACTTGCTCACCCAGGCGTTCGGGATGGATGCCGAGCGGATCGACAACAACCGCGGCGCCGCGACGCGCATCGGCAACCTGATGCAGCGCATGGGCTGGATCAAGCGCCGCCGCTCGACCGGCCTGCGCGAGTGGGTGTATTGCCGCCCGCCGAAGGATGACGACGAGCGCGCGACCTATGTCGCCGCCGCCCCGGCGATGCCGGCGTCGGCCGGTGCGCCGCCCGTGATGCCGATCGCCGGCATCGATGATTTCGACGTGGGGTTCTGACGTGGCCCGCCTGCGTTCGACTACTGCAACTGCCCAGGGATCGGTGCGCACCGCGCGCGCCGGAAAAGGGCGGTGCAGCGGTGCGCGCGGGCGGTCCGTCCAACCTCTTCACGCAAGGTTGGACGGCCTAGGTTGGACGGCGCAAACCCGCGCCGTTGCTGGGTTCGTCCAACCGTCCAACCTCGTCCGACCGTGCCGCGCGCGCCCGTGCGCGTGCGCGTGCATACGCGTGCACGAGTGCCTGTTTCACCGATTTTTCCTGGCAGCTCTTGCCAAATCCCTTAGACGAGGTTGGACGGTTGGACGGATGCAGCGGCAGCAAGGGTTTCAGCCGTCCAACCTAGGCCGTCCAACCTTGCAAAAAGAGGTTGGACGATGAAAACGCAAGAGCACCTGCTCGATTCGATGCGCGCCGACATGCGCCGCCTGGGCCCGGCACTGCGCGCTGAGGGCTGGACCCAGACCGAGGTCGAAGAAGTCTCGGCCCTGGTCCGGCAGCACGTTGCTGCGCAGGACCGCCAGGCGCTCGAGGCAACAGCCCAATGGATGCGGGAGCGCGTCGCGAGTCTCCCGCCCACCACACACGATCGGGCGCCGACCGCGGTCCGATCGCGCAACCCCACGAGGAGCCATTTCAGATGACCACGATGCACGACTACGCGAGCTATCTGCTCTGCGCATGGGGCGCATGGGCGCGCCGACAGGCGGCCGGCGCGCTGGGCTACCCTCGGGTCAGCCCCATGTTTCGGGATGCGCCGGCGGGCAAGGGCTATGCGTCGAAACCGCCCCTCGGCCTGGACGTCACCGATGTGCAGGCGACCGACGCGGCCGTACAGCGGTTGAGCGCCTGCGATCGGCGGCTGTGCGTCGAGGTCTATCAGTACGGTGGCACGACCATCGAGATCGCCGCGCGGCTGGGCGTGCATCGGCAGCGCGTCCCGGAGCGCCTGCGGCGGGTCCATGCCGATCTGCTCGGGCACCTGAGCGACATCGCAGCGGGGGTTGACACGGCCCGGTCACTTTCTGCATGATTCGGGCAACCTTGTATCGATGCGTCCAGAGCCCGCCCTTCCCGGCGGGCTTTTTGTTTCCAGGCCTCCAAAGGAGGTGATCCATGCCCACGGCAGCCCCCAAGCCCTGCAAGCATCCGGGCTGCCGTGCGCTGGTCCGTGGCGGCGCCTATTGCGAAGCGCACCATCGCGCGTCGGCAGGCTCATTCGGCGATCGGTCACGCGGGACGCGGCAAGAGCGCGGCTACGGATCCGGTTGGGACGCGCGCCGCAAGCGCATCCTCGAACGGGACTGCAGACTGTGTCAGCAGTGCCTGCGCGAGGGCAGGGTTACCGCGGTCGGCGACAGGCCTTACTCGGCGTGGTGCGACCACATCGTCCCCAAAGCCGAAGGCGGCACGGATGACGACGGCAACCTGCAAACCCTGTGCCGCGCCTGCCACAAGGCCAAGACCGACACCGAAAAGGCGCGCGGCGTGGCCCGAACGCGCGGGCTGCAGGCCTGATGGGGGGGGCGGTCGAAAGTCCAGCCCCCTCGCCGGCAGGACCGAGCGGTCCCTCAAATTTTTGTGCGCGCAGGTTTTGGGGGGAGGGGTACCCCAAGGAGTGAGTCATGACAGGAACCCGCGGTCCGCTGCCGAAGCCGGCAGCGCTGAAGATGCTCGAGGGCAACCCTGGCAAGCGCTCGCTCGACCTCGCCGCCGGCGTCAATCCGCGCATCGAGATCCCGTCGCCGCCGAAGCACTTGAGCCCGGAGGCGCGGAAAGAGTGGAAGCGGATCACGCCGTTACTGGAAGAGCTCGGGCTGATCTCCGGACTGGACCGCACTGCGCTCGCGCTCTACTGCCAGGCCTCGGGGCGCCTCGCCGAGCTCGAGACGGCGTTCAACGGGAAGGTCGATCTGCTGATGTCCGAGCGCGGGGTCGACTATGCGACCGCGGTCTATGAGGCCAGCCATGCGGTCACCCCGAGCGGCTACGCCCAGCAGAGCGTCATCGTGCAGCTGATCAAGTCGCACCGCGAGCAGGTCAATCGCTACCTGATGCACTTCGGGCTGAGCCCCGCTGCCCGCGGTCGCGTCCAGGCGAGCAACTACGTGCAGCCGACGCTGCCCGGCATCGAGCCCCGGCCCGACGCCCGCCAGAGCGGCTTCGCCCGCTTCTCGGTGGTCGCGTGAGCCGATACGTCGCCGCCGCACTCGCGTATGCGCGGGCGGTCGTGGCCGGCGAACAGCCGGCGTGCAAGTACACGCGCCAAGCGTGCGAGCGGCAGCTCGCGGACCTGGATCGCCCGGTGTCGGAGGCGTGGCCGTGGGTGTTCGATGACGATCGCGCCGATCGGCCATGCGCGTTCATCGAGCTGCTGCCCCACATCAAGGGCAAGTGGGCGCGCGAAGGGCGCTTGATAGAGCTGGAGCCCTGGCAGTCCTTCGTGCTGACGACGGTATTCGGATGGGTGCATCACGAAACCGCTCTGCGCCGGTTCCGTGAGGGCTACGTCGAGGTGCCGCGCAAGAACGCCAAGAGCACGCTGTCGAGCGGCCTGGCGCTGTACATGCTTTCTGCCGACGGCGAGCACGGCGCCGAGGTCTACTCGGCGGCGACGACGCGCGACCAAGCCCGCATCGTATTCGACGACGCAAAGGCCATGGCCGAGCGCACGCCGGAGCTGCGCACGTACCTCGGCGTCGCGATCATGCAGCACAGCCTGACGGTCGCGCACATGGCAAGCAAGTTCACGCCGCTCGCCGCAGAGGGGTCCACCCTGGACGGCCTAAACGTGCATTTCGCCGTCATCGACGAGCTGCATGCGCACAAGACACGTGCCGTGTATGACGTGATCGACACCGCCCGTGGCGCTCGCGAGCAGTCCCTGCTGTGGAACATCACCACCGCCGGCACTGACCGGTCCGGCATCTGCTACGAGCGCCGCACGCACCTCGCGAAGGTGCTCGATGGCGTGATCGACGACCCGTCGCTGTTCGGCATCATCTACACGATCGACGACACGGACGATCCGCACGTCGAGACGAGCTGGGCAAAGGCGAACCCGAACTGGGGCAAGTCGGTGCTGCGCGAGGACATGGAAGCCGCCTCCAGGAAGGCGGAGTCGATGCCGAGCGCGCTGAACAACTTCCTGACCAAGCGCCTCAACGTCTGGGTCAATGGCGACGCCGCCTGGATGGACATGCGCGCCTGGGAGCGCTGCGCAGACACCACGTTGCAGCTCGGCGACTTCGAGGGCGAGCCCTGCTGGATCGGCCTCGACCTGGCGCAGAAGCGCGACTTCGCAGCAGCCTGTTTCGTCTTCGAGCGCGACGGCTGCTGGCACGTGTTCACACGTCTGTACCTGAACGAACTCGCCGTGCAGGAAAGCGGCAATGCGCACCTCAGTGGCTGGGCGCGCCAAGGCTACGTGCAAGTCACCGACGGCGACATCACCGACTTCGACGTAGTGGCCGACGACCTGCGCAGCGCCTGCGCACGGTTCGACGTGCAAGAAATCGACTTCGACCCGGCGCTCTCGATGTACTTCGCCGGCAAGCTCATCGAGGAAGGCCTGCCGATGGTCGAGATCACCCAGCGCGCGCTGTTCTTCACCCCGCCGCTGATCCAGGTCGAGAACCTCGTGCACGAAGGCAAGCTGCGCCACGAGGGCAACCCGGTCATGACCTGGATGGTGAGCAACCTGGTCGTGAAGGTAAGCAAGTTCAACGAGCTCCGGGCGCCGACGAAAGAGCGCCCGGAGAACAAGATCGACGGCCCGATCGCCATGCTGATGGCCCTGGGGCGTGCGCTGGCGGGCACGCCGCCGCCCGAAAAATCCTTCTGGGAATCCTGACCCATGCTGCGCAATCTGTGGCCGTTCGGCAAGAAGGCCGCCCAGCTCACGTATGACCAGGTAGCGAGCCTGATCGATGGCATATCGGGGGGGCGGATTGCCGGCGTGACCGTTACCGAAAAGACCGCCCTGCAGGTCTCCACCGTCCTTGCATGCGTCAAGGTCATCGCCGACGGGTGCGCTACGCCCTCCCTGAATGTCTTCCGTGAGCAGACCGACGGTACGCGGGAAAAGGCCGTCTCGATCCCCGAGTTCCGCTTACTGTCGCGCCGCCCGAACGATTGGCAAACTTCGTTCGAGTGGCGCCGCATGATGACGATGCATGCCGCACTAACCGGTGCCGGACTGTCGATCAAGTCGCGCGGCGGGAACGGCCGGGTCAAAGAGCTGATTCCCGTCAAGCCCGGCAGCTGGACTCTGCATCGTCCGTCGCGATTTGAAGTGCGCTACCGCTGTTACGACGAATTCGGGCTGATCGGGGAGTTCGGGCCCGACGACGTATTCGTCATCAATGGCCTGCAGTGGGACTGGGTCGGCAACCTGAATGCCGTATCCCTGGCCCGATCAGCGATCGGGCTGGCGATTGCATCGGAGAAGAGCCAAGCGACGATGCACGAGAAAGGGCTGCGGCCGGTAGGGACGTATTCGTTCGATGGCACGCTCAATCCGGAGCAATACGACAAGATCACGGCGTGGCTGCGGGCACAGTCTGGCCCTGAGAATGCCGGCGCGCCGCTGATCCTCGATCGCAACGCCAAATGGCTGAGCACCACCATGACCGGCGTGGATGCGCAGCACATCGAAACCCGTCGCATGCAGGTCGAAGAAATCTGCCGCGCCTACGGCGTGTTTCCGATCATGGTTGGCCACTCCGACAAGTCGGCGACGTTCGCCAGCTCGGAAGCATTCTTCGCCGCACACCTGCTGCACACCTTGGCGCCGTGGCATCGCGCCTGGACGCAGCGCATTGACGAAATGCTGCTCGACGGCGCCGGACCGCTGTTTGCCGAGTTCGACACCCGTTACCTGCGCGCCGGCAACATGAAAGATCGGTCGCAGTGGGCGCGGACGATGGTCGAGATGGGCATCTACACCCGTAACGAAATCCGGGACGAGGAAGGCAAAGACCCGCTGCCTGGCCTCGACGAACCGCTTACGCCGCTGAACATGGCCGTAGCAACATCAGGAGCACGCGATGAAGACTCGAAACAGGACTGAAAGCCGCGGCGCCGTCGGGTCTACAGCGATCCGCACATATGCGCTCTCGATCAAGGCCGCCGACGACGGCAAGATTGATGGCTATGGCAGCGTGTTCGGCGTGCGCGATCAGTACGACGACGTGATCGCAAAAGGCGCGTTCGAGAAGTCGCTGATTGCGCACCGGGCGGTCGGAACCTTGCCCGCCATGCTCTGGCAGCACAACCCGTCCGAACCGATCGGCGTATGGACCGAAATGGCTGAAGACGCGACCGGGCTGCGCATTCGAGGGCAACTCGCACTCGATACCGTGCGCGGCAAAGAGGCGCATGCGCTGCTCAAGCTTGGCGCGCTAAACGGGCTCTCGATCGGCTTCATGGCCAAGCAATGGGCGTACGACCAGGAGGCCGACGTACGCACCCTGACTGAAATCGACCTATGGGAAGTGTCGCTTGTCACCTTCCCGGCCAACGAACTCGCGCGCGTCACGTCCGTCAAGTCGGCGGACATGGGCGCACCGAAAGACGCCGAGCGAATCCTGCGTGATGCCGGGTTTAGCAAGGCCGACGCGACGGCATTCGTGTCGCGCGTCATGCGGATGGGCGAAGAGCGGAGAGACTCCGCCGATTCGGCCGCCGAAGCGCTGAAGGCAGTCGATCGACTGCTGAAATCCCTCTCCCTATCCTGAAAGGAACCCTGCAATGCGCTACTTCGTCATCTCGGCCATGATGGCCGCCCACTTCGCCGCCTATCAGCAGAAGCTGCAAGCGGCCCCCGTTTACGAATGTCGCGACGAACCCTCGATCAAGTCCGTCGCCGATGCAATCGACAAGATTGCCACTGCGTTCGACGAGTACAAGAAGGTCAACGATCAGCGCATCGAGGCCGTCAAGAAGGGCACATCGACTGAATCGCTGGATGCCAAGCTTGCCGCCATGGATCAGCACCTGGCCACACTGACCGAAATGAAGTCCAACCTCGAGAAGCTCGAAACGCGGCTTTCTCGGCCGGGTCTCGGTGCTGGCAGTGACGACCGCGGCTCACCCGCCGCCGACGCATACAAGACTGCCTTCCTCGCCTGGGTGCGCAACCCCGGCGACCCGGAGCGCCGCATGGCGCTGCAGCAGCGCGCCAAACAGCTCAATGGAGCCGAATCGAAGGGGCGCGATGATGACGGATTCGAAACCCGGGCCGCGCAGACGGTCAGCAGCACCGGATCCGCCGGCGGCTTCGCCCTGCCCGAGCAGATCGAAAGAGCCATTGCCCGCCTGTCGGTCGACATCTCTCCGATTCGTCAGATCGCCATGGTGCGCACCGTGGGCAGCCCCGACTACAAGGAGCTGTTCGACATCAATGGCGCTGGCTTTGAGTGGGTCGGCGAAGCCGGCGCCCGCAGTCAGACCAACACACCCGACCTATCCGAGGTGGCGCCCACCTTCGGTACGGCCTCGGCCAAGCCGCAGGCATCGGAAGAGGCGCTGGACGATCTTTTCTTCGACGTCGAGAACTGGCTCACCATGTCGGCCGCAGAAGCAATCGCACAAGGCGAGGGCGCCGCATTCGTCGCAGGCAACGGCACCAACAAACCGACCGGCTTCCTGGCGGGCCCCGCGCCTCTGGCGACCGCCGACGCCGCGCGCGCCTTTGGCACGCTGCAGTACATCGCATCGGGGCAAGCCGCCGCGCTGCCGACCACCGCAGACGTGTTCTATGACCTGATCTACGCGCTGCGCGCCCGCTACCGCACCAATGCCCGCTGGGTCTCGAACAAGCTGATCCTGGCGTCGATGCGCAAATACAAGGACTCGACGGGCCAGTATCTGTGGCAGCCGTCGCTCATCAATGGCCAGCCCGACACCTTTATGGGCTATCCGGTCACGGAGGCGGAAGACATGCCGTCCGTTGCGGCGAACGCCTTTCCGCTCGCTTTCGGCGATTTCCGTGAGGGCTACCTGATTGCCGACCGCGTGGGCATGCGCATCACTCGCGACGAGATCACCACGCCGGGTTTCGTCAAGTTCTACATCCGCCGACGCGTCGGCGGAAAGCTGCGGAACACCCAGGCGATCAAGCTGCTGAAGATCTCGGCATCCTGACGCTCCTCCAGAGTACCCGTTCAAGCCCGCCGCGCGCGGGCTTTCGCATATCTGAGGACCCTCATGATCACCACGCGCGTTCAATCCATCGCCGAGCCCGCCGTCACCCTTGCGGACGCGAAAGCGCACTTGCGCGTCGAGCACGCGGACGAGGACGGCCTGATCACCACGCTGATCGCTGCGGCCACCGGTCTGGCCGAGCAACACACTGGGCGCAGCATCGCCCGCTGTGCGTGGCGGCATCAGCGCGACGGATTCCCCGCGGACGAGATCCGGATCCCATGGCCGCCGCTGCTGGCTGTGCAGTCGATCGAATACATCGACGCCGCTGGCGCCCAGCAAACCCTATCCGCATCCGCATATCGCGTCGATATGCACAGCGAGCCCGCGCGCATCACGCTGCAGGACGGCCACGCGTGGCCTGCCACCGCCGCCCGGCCCGACGCCGTCACCGTGCACTACACCGCCGGCTATGGCGCTGCCTGCCCGGCCCCAATCCGGCAATGGATCCTGCTGCAGGTCGGGCACTGGTACCGGCATCGCGAGTCGACCGGACTCGCGCAACACGCCACCCCCATGCCCTATGTCGACGGGCTGCTTGACCACTACCGCACCTGGACCGTCTGACTCGAAAGGACTACGCAATGCCACCCGACATCCTCCACTCCGTGCTCCACGGCATCCAGAAGCGCCTCAAGGGCATGCCCGACGGCACCTACGCCGACATCATCGCCGGCTACGACCTGCAGGACGACATGCTCAAGGTCAAGTCCGTCCAGAAGAAGTTTCGGGACTCGTTCTCCGGTGTGGTGCTCGATCCCGCCCGCTGGGATACCGGCATCGATGCAGACGGCAGCATCGCCACCTCTGGCGGCACGCTCCAGCTGGGGTCCGGCGTTACCGCGCTCGCCGAAACCTGGGTCATGACGAAAGAGATTTTCTCCATCCCCTTCCGCGTCCAGAGCAACATCAACCTCTCGCAGCGCATTGCCGGCCAGACCCTGTACCTCGAGGCGGTCAGCGTCGACCCCGAAACAGGTCTTCCGGATGGCCTGCACACCATCGGCTGGGCCTTCGATGGCATCAGTGCCACGCAAGCCAAGTACTGCGTGGGCAATGGCGGCCTCGCGCCGCTCGTCTCGGGCGCAGTGACGGTGACATCGTCTGTTACGCCCGGCGGCGTCTATGAGCTCGAGCCGTTCGCCGACGAGGCCTGGTTTCACACCGCCACGCTCGACAGCACGCTCGCCCGAACGTACAGCTTCCGCCGCCACCAGCAGATTCCCGACCCGAACGCGGTCTACAAGATCCGTCTGCGCTGGGTCAACGGCGCCACCCCGCCCGTCTCGACCACCCTGGCCACCGTCAAGTTCGTCAGCGTGCAGACTACGCCGAGCTCACCGCAGAGATCACCGCCGGCCGTGGCCAGTCGGTGGCCGGCCAGGGAATCGGAGTCACCATCGCCGGCGGCACCGCGATCGCCGTCGGCCCGGTGGCGCACGACGACGCGCGCAGCACCACCGCCCCGGTGATCAATGCCGGCCGTGCCGTGACCACGCCCTACACCGCCGTCGCCACCGGCGACGTTGCCGACTTTGTGACCACCACCCAAGGGGCGCAGATCGTACGCCCCTGGCAGATCCCCGAGCAGGAATGGAGCTACGCCGCCGCCGCCGGCGGCATCTCCAACACCACCGACGTGGCGCTCGCGGCCGCGGCAGGAACCGGCCTGCGGCGCTACATCACCTCGATCGATCTCAAGAACATCAGCGCCACGGCCACCGAGGTCGTCATCAAGGACGGCGCCACGGTGCTGTGGCGCGGCCACCTCAGCGCCAACATGACCGAACCGGTCGAGATCGCCTTCTACAACCCGCTCAAGACCAACCGCAACGCCGCACTCAATTTCGCCTGCATCACCACCGCCGCGCAGGTGTACGTCAACGCGCAGGGCTACGCCGCCCCGTAAGCAAGGAGCTTCACATGGTCAGCATCCAGGACAAGCGCTTCGACCCCGACACCGGCACATGGACCATCAGCGCGGTCGTCGCGCTACCCGACGGCACCCGCTGCGGCTCCTACCAGGTCGACGCCAGCGACGACGCCAGCGACGAGCAACTCGCCGCGGCCCTGATGGACCGATTCGCATGACACCCGCCGCCGGCACGCTATCCCAGCGCATCGAAATCGAGCGTCGCGCCACCGCCCCCGACGCATGGGGACAGCCGAGCGAAGCCTGGGAATGGGTCGCAAGTCGCTGGGCCGACGTGCGCCTGCTCGCCGGTCTCGAAGCCATCAAAGCCGGTGCAGACGTCTCCACGGTGCGTGTGTCGATCCGCATCCGCCACCTCCCCGGCCTCGACGCCGGCATGCGCATCCGTCACAGCGGGCTCATCTACAACATCACCGCCGTACTGCCCGACCCCGAGCGCGCCTTCGTCGACCTCACCTGCGAAGCGGTGCGCTGATGGGGCTCAAGATCAGCATCAACATGGTCCGCCTCAAGCAAGACCTCGTGATCGAGATGGAGCGCCTGCGCGCAGCCAACCGACCGGCCGCGCAGGCCGGCGCGCAGATCGTGTATGAGCGCGCCAAGCAGCACGCCCCGGTCTCCGACGCTCCGCACAGGTTCCACGGTACCCACGCGGTCTATGGGCCGTACAGCCCCGGCAACCTGCGCGACTCGATCTACCAGGCCTTCAGCAAGGACAACAGCTTCCTCGACAACGCTGTGTATCACGTGTCCTGGAATGCCGACAAGGCGCCGTATGGCGGCATGGTCGAGCTGGGCACCAGCACCGCCGCCGCCCACTCCTTCATTGGCCGCGCGGTGGCGGAAACGCGCTCGCAGGTCATCCAGGCCATCCGGCAACGCTACGTCGACGAGGTCACCCGGGCATGAGCATGGAACAACACCTCGACGCGCACCTGCGCGCCCTGTGCCCCCACGTCCACCCCGACATCGCCCCACCGGGCACGCCCCGCCCCTACGTCACCTGGCAGGCCCTCGGCGGCGAGGTCGCCCGATTCCTCGACAACTCCGCCGCGGACAAGCGCAACACCCTCATGCAGATCAACGCATGGGCGACCACACGCATGCAGGCGACCACCCTGATCCGCGCCATCGAAGACGCCCTCGCCGATTCACCCCACTTCGTCGCCCGCCCCCAAGGCGAGGCCCTATCCACCCACGAACCCGCCACGGGCCTGTACGGCTCGATCCAACGGTTCAGCATCTGGGCCGCCCGCTGACCGCGGCCTCGGTCGACTTTCGCCCGCAAGGGCTCGCACCGCCCGGCATCCGTCGGGCACCCCATCCGCCCCTTGCGGGCAATCTCAGGAGCACGCCAAATGGCCTACTACTTCCCCGAGGGCTCGTCCCAGCAGTACAGCAAGACCTTTGCTGCCGCCAAGACCATCACCGCCGTCACCAGCACCGACCCCGCTGTGGCCACCTGCACCGCGCACGGCTTCAACACGGGCGACGAGATCCTCCTCAACTCCGGCTGGGAGGACGCCACCGACACCGTGTTCAAGGTCGAAGTGGTCGACGTCAACAGCTTCCGCATCCTCGGCCTGGACGCCTCCAACACCAACTTCTACCCGGCCGGGTCCGGCGCCGGTACCGCCCAGAAGATCTCCACCTGGAAGGCCATCCCCCAGGTGCTCACCATCAGCGCCACCGGCGGCGACCCCCGTTTCACCGATGTCGCCCCCCTGGCCAAGCGCAATGCGCTGCGCATCCCCACCGGCTTCAACGCCACCAGCGTCACCCTCTCGCTGGGTCACGACGCCAGCAACGCCACCTACAAGGAAATGCTCGGCATCAGCCGCTCGCTCGGCAAGGTCGCGTTCAAGCAGGTCATCAGCGGCGGCGCCGTCACCTACGGCTACGGCTACCTCAGCGTCTCCGAGATGCCCCGGCTCAACAACAACCAGACCAACACCGTCGACGCGGCGATGACCATCCTCGGCCGCTCGATCAGCTACGACTCCTGATCCCCCACCGCACCTGCCGGCCCCGGTCGGCAGGCCGCCGCCTCAAGCACGACAAGGACACCCCCATGGCCAGCATCAAACTGGGCGCCCGCCCCAAGAGCTTCAAGCGCATCGTCAAATTCCCCCTCATCGAAGGTGGCGAAGGCGCGATCGAAGTCACCTTCAAGTACCGCACCCGCTCCGAATTCGGCCGCCTCATCGATGGCATGGCGCACGATGCCCGGCAGGCCGGCGCAGCCGGCGCAGACCTCTCGGTCGCCCAGATCATGGACGCCACCAAGGACAAGAACGCGGCCTATCTGCTCGACGTGCTCGACGGCTGGAACCTCGACGAAACACTCACCCGGGACACGGCTGCGCAGCTGTGCGACGAGCTCCCCGGCGCCGCCACCGAGATCATGGAAGCCTACCGGCTCGCCATCGTCGAAGGCCGCCTGGGAAACTGACCGCCGCCGCGTCGGCCCTGTACGCCCGCGACACCCGCGCCGACGCGGCAAACCCCTTCCTCCGCGGCGTCATCGCCGCAACCGACCACGCCGTCGAAGTCTGGCCGGAGAACTGGCCGGCAGTCACCCTCTTCGCGCAACTCGGCACCCAGTGGCACGCCACCATGGGCGGCTGCACCGGGCTGCGCTACGAAGCCCTGTACCCGCTGCTGGACCGCCAGTGCAGCGACCTGCACGACTGGCAGCAGACCTTTGCCGACGTGCGCGTGCTCGAAAGTGCCGCCCTGGCCGCGATGCGAGACAAAGACTGAGGACCCCCCCCATGAGCGATCTGAAGATTCAAGGCGTCGTCGAGATGTCGAGCGAAGGCGCCGAGCGCGCCTTTGCTCGCGTCGGTCAGACCGCAGAACAAATGGCGCAGAAGGTCGCGCAAACCGCCAGTCAGGCCGGCCAGGCCGTCGACCAGATCGGCACGAACGCCACCGATTCAGCCGACAGCTTCACCCGCGCCGAAGGCAAGATCGTCGCCTCGATCAAGCGCGCCACCACGCAGCTCCAGATGCTCGGCAAGACCGCCTCCGAGCGCATCGAACTCAACATCGACACCAAGGGGCTCGATCGCGGGAAATTCGAGCCGCTGCTCGCCGACCTGCGCGAGCTCGAGGCCGCCCAAGTCCGCGCCGCCCGCACCGGCAGCCACTTCTCCGGCGGCCTGCAGAACACCGCCTACCAAATGCAAGACTTCATCATGCAGGTGAATGGCGGTACTGCCGCAATGACCGCGCTGGGCATGCAACTGCCCCAGCTCCTGGGCGGCTTCGGCGCCTTCGGTGCTGCCGCAGGCGTGGTGGCGGCGCTACTCCCATCCCTTGCGGCGCTGCTCTCGGACACCGGCAAAGAAGCCAAGACCCTCGAAGACGCGTTGTCCGGCATGGACGGCGCCGTCTCCCAGGTCGGCCGCACCGTGGCCACCTTCGACATGGAGGGGCTGTACGAGCAGTTCAACACGTCCAGCGCCGCCGCCCGTGCCGCCACCGTCGAGCAGATCAAGTTTCAGCTGGCACTGCTTGAAACCCAGCGACTGACCGCGCAAAAAGCTTTTGGGGCATCCCTGGCCGGCATTGGCGCCTATGGCTTCATGGACAAAATGTCCGGCGGCGGGTCGGCCGCAGAGCGGGTTGCGGAGGATCTTGGCGTTACGCTCGACGTTGCGCAGCGGCTTGCGCCCGTTCTTGACGGGCTGCGCAAGGGCACGGAAGACGTAGGGGGGGCGTTCACCGAATTTGGAAGGCAGCTGCTGTCTGGCAACAAGTCATCTGTTGAGCTGGCAATGTCCATGCAGACGCTGGCCAACGGCGAAAAGGATGCCTATGCCGCGTCATCTGCGCTATCCGAAGCGCTTGAGCGCATGGCCAAAGGGCACGTCACCACCAAGAAAGAAAGCGATGCTGCCGCAGATGCCTCCGCGAAGTATGCCAAGGCCGCAGCGAAGGCGGCAGAAGACGGCCGCGATCTTGCAGATTCGTTGCTGGGGCAGTCTGCCGGCCTGTCGTCTGACTTTCTTGCGAAATGGGACAAGCTCGCCGCCGCCTATGCCGCAGGGGGCCTGTCCCTTGAAACGCTGACGGCTGCTCAAGCAGCACTCCTCGAGCAGCAGCCCGCAATGAAGCAGGCCGCAAAAGACGCAGAGGACTACGGCAAGGCGCTCGCATTGACGGTGGGTGTGCTGGAATCCCGCGCGCTGGCGATGGAGCAGGAGCTAGAGACTTACAGGCTTACCAAGTCGCAAATCGAGCAGACGACGATTGCACGGCTGGAAGAAGTGCGCGCAATGGCCGCAGCCGGCGGCGCCACCGCCGACTATCTGCGCAACCTCGACCGCGAAATCGAAGCCCGCCGCCGCATCGCAGAAGCCGCCGGCAGTCTCGAAGCCCGCAAGGCCAACGACGAAGCAGCCAAGCGGGCCGCCGCCGACTGGCAGCGCACCGCCAACAAGATCGAAGACGCGCTCGTCGATGCCCTGATGAAGGGGGGCAAGAGCGGCAGCGAGTACATCGAAGGGCTGTTCCGCACCATGGTCCTGCGCCCGGTCGTGCAGGCCATTGTGCAGCCGGTGGCGGGCAGCATTACCAGCGCGATGGGGTTCGGGCCGACGGGGCAGGGCGGCGCCGGTGGTGGTTTTTCGGCCGCGGGATCGCTGGCGAACAGCGCAGTGGGCATGTTCGGCGGTGCCGCCGGCACCGTCTCGGCGCTGTCGTCATTGGCGGCTGGCACCTCGCTGGGCAGCTTCGGCGCCGGCATGGCGTCGGGCATCGCTTCGTTCGGGTCGATCGGATCGACAGCGGCTACCTTCAGCGCCGGGGGCGGCGTGGGCGGTGCAGTCGGCGCGGGCATGCAGATCGGCGCGGCGATGCCCTACGTGGCCGCAGCGCTGTTTGCCGCCAAGCTGCTCGGCGCGTTCGACAAGAAGCCCAGCGACAAGTCCAGCTGGGCCACGTACGACAATGCCGGCAACGCCGTGACCGACATCGGCAGCATGACCGGCAAAAAGGACCCCGGCCAGGAACAGCGCGACGCCACCGCTGCGCTCACCGCCGAAATCGGCCGATTTGCCGAGCTGGCCGGCATCACGTCCGACCTCACCGCCATGATCGGCCAGCGCGACGGTATCCGCCTGAAGATCGAGGACGGCTGGAGCACCCCGCAGGCCGGCATGGCCAACGGCGGCGATCCGCTGATGCTCAACTACGGCAGCGACCTGGCCGCTGCGTTCGAGCGCATGCTTGACGACGTGGTGGACGAGGGCACGCTGCCGGCCGAAACCATCGACGCCTGGCGCGCGCTGAAAACCGACGCCCAAGGCGCCGCCCGCGATGCCGACGAACTCATCAGCACGCTCAACCTGCTGGTGGCCGGCTATGACACCGCCGCCATCGAGCGCGCCAACCTGCTGCAGGCCGAAGGCGAAGCGCTGGATGCCGCGATGGGACGGGTGCTGCAGATCGAGCAAGCCCTGAGCGCCACCGCGCTGCCGGGTGATGCGCTGGCGCAAAGCACCGCAGCCATGGCGCGCGCCTTCGAGTCGCTGGGCATGGCTGCGCCGCCGTCAGCCGAAGCGTTCAACCAGATCGTCACCGGCCTGGATCTGACCACCGAAGCCGGCCGCAGCACGTATCAAGTGCTGATGGGGCTGGCCCCGGCCTATCTGGAAACCGAGGCCGCGCACGAAAGCCTGTACAACCAGCTGCTGACCGACGAAGAACGGCGCGCCGTCCAGCTCTACGATCTGAGCCAGGCGTTTGAGCAGCTGGGCGTGCAAATACCCGACAGCGTCGCCGGCCTGCGTTCACTGATCGACGCGCAAGACACCAGCACCGCCGCCGGGCTAGAGCTGCGCGCGCAGCTCCTCGGCCTCGTGCCCGCATCCATTCAAGTGGCTGAGGCATTCGGCCAGGTCGAGGAAGCTGTCGAGGCCATTGGCCGCAGCGCCGCAGACATCGCCGACGAGCGCAGCGCGCTTGAGCAAACCCTGTTGCAGCTGCAAGGCAACACCGCAGAGCTGCGCCGCCGAGAGATCGACGCGTTGGACGAGTCCAATCGTGGACTGCAAGAGCAGATCTGGGCGCTGGAAGATGCCGCAGAAGCCGCCGCAGCAACGGCCCAGGCCACCCGCGACGCCACCGCAGCGGCGCAAGATGCATTTGACCTGGCGCACGCAGGGTGGAAGTCGGCGCTCGGCGATGCCGAGGCCAAGCTCCTGCGGGCCTACCAGGAAGAATCGTCGGAGCTGGCCGAGACGGCGCGCAGGATGCGTGATTTTGCAGCGTCGATTCGGGACCTGCGTGAAGATCTGTTGATCGAGCGGGCCGCCTCTCCCGGCGATCGCTACGAAATCACGCGCGCCCGCTTCAGCGACATTGCGGGGCGCGCACAGGCAGGAGATGCAGATGCTCTCCAGTCGCTGACTGCAACCACGCAAGCCTACCTCGAGGCGTCGCGGATTCGCGCTCAATCGGCCGCGGAGTATGCATTGGACGTGGCGCGCGCGCAAAACACGCTGACCGGCGCAGAGTCGGCAGCAGAGGTTGGCGCCACGACGGCCGAGCAGCAGCTTACTGCACTCAAGGAGCAAGTGTCGGCGCTGATCGATCTGGGCGACGGCATGCTGAGCGTTGAAGCGGCCATCAACAACCTGAAAACCTCGATCGAGGTCGCCCTAGAGCAGCAGACGGCGGCATTTGGGAATTTGCTGTCGGCAAAGTTTCCAGACTTGGACGCGAACGGCGACCTCAAGGTCAGCCTCGAGGAGTTCAAGACCGTCTATGACGGGGCCGAGTCAATCGAGACCCTGGAAAAAATCTTTACAGCGCTCGACAAGGACGGAAGCGGCGCGCTCAGCCTGCTCGAGGCTATCAAGGGCAGCGCCGCCGCCACGCCGGCCGCAATCGCGGCGCTTGGCAGCGTACTGGCGGCACTGTCGAGCGGTCAGATTGATTCGGCCGCAGCGGGGAAGGCCATCACCGAGATCGCCACCACGCCTGGCGTCACAGAAGGCGCCGTCGAAAAAAATCAGTGGACGTCTGTCAAGACGCCGTCCGGTGCGCAAGACGTCTGGGTGGACTCTGGAGGCGCGGTCGCCGTGGGCGGACAAGGGGGCAGCGCAGTCATTTACGGCAAAACCGGCGGCTCGATTACAGAGGCTGCCGCGACGCAGTGGGTCAGCGAGCTCAACGCCGCCGGTCGCTACGAGGACATCTACAAAGAGGCGACCGGCTTTGGCGTTTCCAGCTCTTCGCTCGACTTGATGATGGGATGGGCGCCTGGCACCTCGGCCGCCTGGGCGGCAGCCAACGGAAAAGCAGCCTTCGCCACCGGTTCCGCCTTCACCAACGGCATCGTCACCCGCCCCACCGCCTTCGACCTGGGGCTGATGGGCGAGGCCGGCCCCGAGGCCATCATGCCGCTCGCCAACATCGGCGGCAGCCTGGGCGTGCGTGCGCAAATGCCGGGCCAAGGTGAACTGATCGCCGAAGTGCGCGCCCTGCGCGCCGAGATCGCGCAGATGAAAGCGGCGGCCGCCGCCACCGCGCGCAACACCCACGCCATGAGCCGCCAGATCGAGCGCTGGGACGGCGACGGCCTGCCCGAGACCAGGGAGGCCCTCACAGCATGAAAGTCATCGCCCCCACGCCTATCACCGACGCCCGCCTGGTGAGCAGCTCCGTGCCGGAGACGGACCACCCGGAGTGGGCCGCAGGCACCAGCTACGCCGCAGGCGCCCGCGTCATCGTAGCGGCCGCGCACGACCGCTACGAGGCGCTCACCAGCAACGCCGGCAAACCGCCCGCAGCCAACCCCAGCGACTGGTTGCTGCTGGGCAAGACCAACCGCTGGGCCATGTTCGACCAGAAGGTCGGCACCGTCACCGCAGCCACGGGGAGCATCACCGTCACGCTGGCCCCGGGCATCGTCAACGCCGTCGCGTTGCTCAGCATCGGCGGCGCCACCAGCCTGCGCGTGCGCATGATCGACGCCACCGAAGGCGTTGTGTATGACCGCAGCACCGCCCTGTACGACCCGGGCAACGTCGTCGACTGGTGGACCTACTTCTTCGAGGACGTCCGGCTCAAGGCCGTTTCCGTGGCGCTGGACCTGCCCACGTATCGCGATACGCAGGTCGAGATCACGCTCACCGGCCCCGCAACCGAGACCGTCTCGATTGGCGCCTGCGTAATCGGCCGCCTGCACAGCTACGGACCCCAGTCTGGCATCCACCTCGGCGCATCTGCAGGCATCCAGGACTACAGCCGCAAGACCCGTGACGACTGGGGCAACGTCGAAGTCGTCGAGCGCGCCTTCAGCAAGCGCGCCCGCTGGGCCATCACGCTGCCCAACGGCGAGATCGACGTTTTCCAGGCGCGCATGGCCGCACTGCGCGCCACGCCGGCTGTGTACATCGGCTCGGAGCGCTACGCCAGCACGGTCGTGTATGGATTTTTCCGCGACTTCGACGTCGTCATCGCCTACCCCGCCCACTCCGAATGCTCCATTGAAATCGAGGGACTCGTCTGATGCCCATCTCCGCGCTGCCCACCCCTCCGTCGCGCGCCGCCGCGCCCGGCGTCTTTTCCGACCAGGCCGATGCGCTGCTGGGCGCGCTGCCGACGTTTGCCGCCGAGGCCAACGCACTGCAGACCGACGTCAACGCCAAGCAAGCGGCAACCGACGCCGCGGCCGCCTCTGCCAGCACGAAAGCCGCCGAGGCCGCCGCCAGTGCCGCTGCGGCGCTGGACTACCGCAACACGGCGCTGCAGCACCGC